TTCAATGAAGCCCAAATTATTGAAAAAGATATTTAACAAGTTGAAGAATACCCCTTCAAATAATAGAGTTCGTTTACTGAACAGTCTTAAGAACCGCGGTTTAATGAATAATTCTGATATTAGCAATGTTCTAAAAAAATTAAATATGAGCTTACAATAAATGTTCCCATTCATTATTGCTGGTACAATCGCAGCCGCCGCCGCCTACACATACTTTGGTGAAAACCTCGTGAGTTCTAAAGAAGCCAAGACAATGATTCGTGCGGGGAAGATAAAGAAGGTCATCGATGTTCGTACGATCGCGGAATATAGAGCTGGACATTACCGGGGAGCTCTACATATCCCAGTGAACAAAATTAACAAGAAGACAACTACGGAACTTCCAAAGAAGGGGTTACTCGTCTACTGCAACACTGGACAGCGAGCCAGATTTGCGGCAGAGAAATTAGAGGAATTGGGTTTTAAAGATGTGTATTACATTGCTGGTCACTACTCAAGCCTCAACTGAGACTTTCAATGACTTCCTTCGTCTTTTCATACATTCGCTTTCCGTGGAACGTATCATCTTTGATTTGTTCCCAAATCTTCAAGCGAGACTCCAAGAAATAGAGAAATCTCTCAGGGTCTCGTTTGGACGTGTAGCGAATCTTTTCACCTTTCATAGCCTTATCCATCGCAGCCAGCTTGGCTTTAAATAAGCGCTTGTCCATAGCATCTGGACTCTCACGGGATGTGACTTCTTCAGTGTCTTTGAGAGACATGTGTAATAGATGCGTCTCACATCTTTAACCTGGTCCAGCAGTAGGTGGTGCTGATTGCATGTTTGGTGCCTGTGCTGGTGGCGATGGTGAACGTCCTATATTCTGACTGGAAATTAACTGTCTAACCGCTGGCATAATTTCAGACTTAAATACTTCCTTGGTTGGGAAGCGTTCATCCGTAGCATCTGGGTTTGTTTTACGCTCCACATCCAAAAGAATATTTTTTGTAGCTTCATAGTATTTATCATATTTTGACGTATCGTCTACAACCTTGAGAACACCCGCTCTCATACCTCGTTCAGCAATATTCGTCATTGAATTATTATCTGGTCTGTAAATAGTTCTTGTTTCGGAACTTACCACTGTACCATCCATGTTAATACCAGTCGTTGTTACATCTTTTTTTTCAATAACATTGTTTTTACCAATTTCACTAACAATTTGAGCACCAACAGTTTCTATTGCCTCAGCTACAGTAGTGGCATCCGCGGGATTTTTCACAATAGTGTCAATCATTTCCCTGGTTGGTCCTTGCTTGAGGATAGCAATCATCATATCAACGACCTGTTCCATCATGGTACCAACAATCGTTAAACCATTGTTACCCTCAGAACGATACTTTTCAATATACTTTTTTGGAATGAGGGCATCCTTGATGCTGTATAGTTCTCTTATCATCTTTTCCGACTGAGTTTCAGATGACACTCGCGTTCTCTGGTAGATGAGATAGACAATTGCGATAAGAACCATCACCAGGATAATGTTCATAGTCTGTTCTCGGTTCATATTATATTATAAGTCGGATATTTTATTTCCAATACTATCGGATAGTCTATCATAAGGGTCAACTGGCGGTGCTGGTGCTGGTGCTGGTGTTGGTGTTGGTGTTGGTGTTGTCGTTGGTCCTGGTGTTGTCGTTGTCGTTGGGGCTATCATTTTTAAAATTTTGTCCTTATTAAGAAAAACTATTACCGCAACCGCGATTAAAATTATCACAACCACACCGATGAATATTGCACTCATTATATTATACTGTATCATTTTTTTAAATGGACCAATGTTAGATGTCGTCATTTTTCGGTTCTGGAATTTCCTCTTCTACACTTTTAACTTTAACGTCATTTGGGTGTCTAAAAATTGGCACACCTTCATATACAAAATTTGTAATCAGATATTTAACCCCCTTCTTCAATTTGGTACCACGATGAACATACGTTAAAGTAGCTGGAAATATTACGAGTTTGCCAGTTTTGGGTTGTACATTCTTTCCACATAAAAATTCAGTAGTTCCACCAACACCTTCTTCAACATCATTGAGATAGAGTATGTAAGTGAAAATACGATTTAAATGTGAATCGTGATGCCAGGTGTAAAATCCATCTTTTGAAGTTCGTTGTATTTGGGGAAGTCCAATTGTAGCATTATTTATCGACTTATGTATAGAAAGGCATCTATCTAATCCCTCATTGTGTACATGTTCCTGGTAATCGGCTAGGGCCTTACTTACATGACTCCCAACTTGATCAACAACATCTTGCCAATCCCCTCTTAGGTCTTGTGTGGAGATTGGCAAATCCATACTTCTTTTAATTTTTTCGTCTACTCCACCAACTGTTGATCCAATTATTTTTCTTTCATCACCTTCAAAGCGGGAAATGACATCTTCACAGAATTCTTTGCTAAAGACATTGTCAATTTCAAGTATATACTCCATTTTAGATTCTATGCGAATGTAAACTTTAACTTAAAATTCTACTGAGTCTCTCTCTCTCCTTATTTGGAAACACGGTGAGTTGTACGACTTGTCCACCGAGATACACCTGTCCATGATTTTTTATCCTATCATTTTTGATGATCTGATCAACTCTCACGAGGTTTACACACACCATTTTTGCATTTGAAGGCTTACTATGATGTACAGCGAGGAGTGCTGCATCCCTCTTTGTCTCTCTTGGTATAGTGTCCTCCTCGTGACATATGATCACGTGCGCGCCCGAGCCACCGTCAACGTGCATCCACCATTCTTTGGGATAACTTGACAGGGTGAGGTCATCATTCTCCTTGGCGTTTTCACCCACTTTAATTTTAATGCCGTCATGGGATGTATATGTCTTCATATATTTACATATTTCTTAGTTTCTATATATATTCGTAACCAATATGTACTTTGCATCAGCTTTAATTAAACGACCTGTGTGTATAAAAGGCCACGCAGATGGAAATATTGTCATTTTACCAGCTTCGGGTCTAATAGACTTTCCATTTATAAAATCAGTGGTACCACCTTCATCTGGTTCAAGTGTATTTAAGTACACAAAGGATGTAAACACCCGAGTTTCACCGGGTATATAATCCTGGTGCCATCTGTAATGTTTACCCTTCTTTACCTTTTGAATGGAGGAGGTACCAAAATAAAACGGAAAAAGTGTGTGATCAAGTACAAAGTCCATATCATCTTTGTCTATCTCAGCGTCTTTGAAAATACCCCTTATATGTTCAAGATACGTTTCAATAGCGTTTTTAATATAGTATTTAATTTTAGTATTTGCAATTTCCCAACCAGGTGAAGTAGATACATTTAGTTCAGTACTAGATTTCCAGTCTTCATTCACATAATTACCACCCTTATCTTCGAGGGCACCCTTCACTTGATTCGCGGTATCATTTTCAAATTTGTTAATGATATTTTTGCACAACTCCGGTGAAAATACATTTGGGATTTCTAATATAAAATTATCCATTTTTTAAAATACAATTATAATCTTTAATAATTGTAACATGCGAGATCCAGCCAATGATAATGCGGTGCGAATCAATAATTCGAACTACGATACAAACAATTATAATGGAGCGCGTGGATTGCGTATTGCCAACTCAAATACAAATGAAAATAACATCGGTCAAATCAGGCCACGTGCGATTGACCCCAACAATCTCAGGCGTATGCGTAGAGCGCGGGTGGCATTTAGAGTAAATACGAATAGTCCAGTGCGTCGTCGTCTTAGCTTTGCTAACAACAACAGACCAAATACATCCAACTATATAAAAAATGAGAAACAGATGAAGAAGAATGCAAATGAGAACACAAAGACTACCAAAATCACGTGGACAAAGATGAGTGTGCGTAATCTCCCATCTGACCCAATCAAGTATGAAAACTTCAAGACTGGTGATAAGGCTGTGAAGATTAACAAGTTGTACTTGTCTCCCGAATCTTTCCGACAACTTGCGCGTATGTCTATGACTAAAGCTCTCAACGCCAATGGAAATCAGGTATTGTTTAAGAATCCTTTTACTCGTGGTCAAGTGAAAAAGGCGGATCTCAAGTTTGTGGTTCTTGAACGCGCAAAGAAGAACTAAAATTATTGATGAGGTACAATATAATGCGCGTTGTACTCAGCCCAAGCCTATCCCCAGCTCATAAGTACAGAGTGATTCTTCCCAATAAGAGAAGCATTAACTTTGGACAGGTTGGTGTTGAGGATTACACAGATCATCGCGATTCTCAACGCATGCGTACACACCTCATCGAGAAGGGTGCTATTGTTCCAGAAACGCTACGACTGGAGACGGACATACACGAAATCCATCGGGGTATGCTCATGATTGATCACAGCACCCATGAGGATTGGGACGATTGGTATTCAACCGAATATTGGGAAAGGTGGATGTTATGGTCCTATCCAAATATTGATCATGCGAAATTGTGGATGGCGATGCGAAAAGGTATTTTATTTATGCCAGTGGCGGAAGATTTGTGGTACAATGGTTATTAAAATATACCAAACTTCTTCTTATTTGAAATCTTTTCTATATGTTCTGGGGATACTTCTCGTTCTAAAAATAACCATAAACCAAATTTTTTACATTTGTCTATGGCTGAGGACGCATACTTAGAATGTGGTCTACATATTTTTCCATTCGCATATTCCCTGTTTAACTTTTCTAAGAGATCTTCAATTTCGGATACGGTTTTGGAACCATTAAAGTATTTGTATATTTTCGTGATATTATCTGTAAATACATCCCGATTGAAATTTGGTGAACGGCATCGCGACGTTTTAGATGTGAATTGTTTATATTTAGTCTCATATTTTTTTACTAATTCTAAGACTTCATCTTTGATATTAGATATGTCATCCAAATATATTTCTGGTACATCAACGGCTCTATTAACACTTGAAAATGCTTCGTGTACATCTTGTCTCGAAGCGTTAAATAACACATCAACTATACACTCGATTTCACCATTATCAATTAATTTTAATAATTCACGGCGATGATTTCCATCATAGCAAACAATTCCTTCCTCCTCGAGTTCTGCGAGATGTATAAATCTTGGAATATACCCACCAGCTTTATAATACTCATACATTTCGGTGACACGCTCCATATCGGGATTCCGATTTTTAGACCATTTTTTACATATGGGATTAATATGTTTGAACTTTACATTATATCCAATATGATTACCAGATCTATATAACTCTGTTGCAAAAACTTTGAAAACACTTTCCATTAAGATAGATTACCATATTATCTTTAATTTCCCGTAGAACCAAATCCACCTGAACCTCTCTCGGTCTCCTCAAGGAGACCAATTTCCACCACTTCTGGTGTATCGCATTTCTCAAGAATGAGTTGTGCGATACGATCACCTTTGTTTACCTGAAAATCGGCGTGTCCATGATTGAAAAGAACAACCTTAACTTCGCCCGTATAGTCTGGATCAACGACCCCCGCCCCAACTTGGATACCATGTTTCACCGCGAGACCCGATCGTGGTGCGACACGACCATAACACCCCGCCGGTAGAACAATGGCTACACCCGATCCAACAAGAGCACGATGTGCAGGAGGTATAAGAACCTCATCACTACTGTAAATATCATACCCAACAGCACCACCAGAACCACGAGTTGGAATAATAGCATCATAGGAGAGTTTCTTAACACGAAGGCTCATTTATAGTGTACTTGGGTTTGTAATCTTTATAAAGGTTTGATACAAGTGATGATTAATGAGTATCACCTGGGCTATCCACAATCACATTGTCAAAGCAAGTGCTCCCAAATCAGACTATGAAAAACTTAAAACTAAAATTAACCGAACAACGTTGGGATATGGTACAGCACTTACATCCAGTTATTTCATCGCATATGGAGCGGAGGAAGGTGTATCTGCTACATTGGGTGTAGTTTCATCCCTGGCCTACATTGGTCTCCTAACTCGAAATGTGGATAACATTGAAAATTATTCACCATTTCAAAAACAGTTGTTGGTTCCCGTAGGTACCGCCATTTTTGAAACAATGTGGAATAATGCCCCATTTGGTTTTGATTTTGACTATGGGGCAACTCTTATGGGCTTTCTTGCCTATAAAGCTGCCCTCCTCACGGTTGTTTATGAGGAAGTCAGAAAGATGTTAATATCTACGAGTGAAGATTAGCATCAGCTGTACGATATGTCTTCCCTTTCATTACATAACTATGAACTCTCGCGTAACCCCACGCCTGTGGAGAAGCTCCTGGACGATGCCCAGTTCTCCACGCAGCGAGACCTCGGTTGTATACAGTCTCCAAGGTCTTTAGGGGTATCTTTGTAGCTTTCGCTATATCTGGGAGGGATTTGACACCTGGGTACTTCTTGCGAAATCTTTGGGTGTATGTGGATGTTCGGGTCTTTACACCCTCGTCCGTTTTAAATGTGGTATAGTCTCTCTTGAGCATCTTTATGTAGCGAGTCTCCACATTTTTGAGGGTCTTGAGACCCCTGAAGTACTTGAGGGGAGCATATATGAGACCCCTCGTTTTGCGCAACTCCCTAACTTTTTTGGAAATCTCCTGATCCGTGAGAGGCATCTTAATTATTATGTAGAATTAAATTAATGGAATGGGGTCGTCAAGAAGCTCTTCTACCCGAGGAGGTCTGTAAAAATAATGTGTGTAATTGTTGTTTAGGTGGAACTGTATTAAGTTTGATGTCCATTGTAGTTTTATTAAAAATGCATGTCGCTGGTTATTTTTGACTCAAATGTTTGATGGCTTCCAAAATATTTGAGTAAATTGTGTTACCAAAGCGAACTCTACCAGTCTTGGCGGACATCCACCCCCTGTGTCCATTGAAATACGCTCGCTGTATATCAACCATTATAAAAAAGAAAGATTATTTTATAGAAAGTTGAGATGGGTCTCACAATTATTATGGGAAATATGTTTTCTGGTAAAACTTCTGAACTCATCAGACGACTTAAGAGATACAAAGTCATAGGTAAGAAAATTGTAGTCATCAACTCCTCAAAAGATACTCGCTCCCCTGAAGAAGTCTTGAGGACACATGATGGTGTTCAATTCCCATGTCTCAAAGTTGATCATATCTCCCACTGTATTATCAGTGAGGCATTCTGTAGTGCTGAAATTGTAGCCATTGATGAGGCTCAATTCTTTTCAAACCTCAAAGAGTTTGTAGAGATGTGCCTCTTTGTTGAAAAATCTGTGATTATAGTTGGTCTTGATGGAGACTATCAACAAAAGAAGTTTGGGGAAATCTTAGATTGTATCCCAATGGCGAGTGATGTTGTGAAACTCTCCGCCCTCTGTATGGACTGTTGTAACGGAACACCTGGACCATTCACGAAAAGAATCGTCAAGAGTGATGAGCTTGAATTGGTTGGTGGCACGGATATGTACAAAGCTGTGTGTCGTCAACACCTAATAGAAACGGTGGACATCCAAAATAAGAACAACTCGTTTTTGAAATCCGCGCTTCACGACTCGGTGGTATCTCGAGTGATCAAATAAAAACTCGTGACCAGATTGATGTCTATGTGCCTCATATTCAGTATATAACATACAGTCACGTCCACTCTTCACAGTAAGGTGGTATCTCAACATCATGTTACTTTCAGCTCTATGCGCTGGTATACTCATGGGTGCGTCCATCACGGCGAACTTTGCAGTCTCTTTATCAACACATGGAATCTGGTCAATTATTTTTTGAATTTCTGGAAAGTCCCTAACTTTGTAGTAGTAGTACTTATCATTTGTCTTGAACCAAGGATCAAGTGTGTGGAAGTAGTGCTTCTTGGCTGTACCGACACCCTTCTCAAACTCGTGGAGTATCTTGTTATAGTTTGCCTTAACAAACCAAAGATTTGGATAGTCAAAAACATCATAATCAAGCTTGTAGAGGGCAAAGTCTACCAGGGTATTTCTCATACCAATGAGGGGTCTGAGTGGCTTTTGAAAATACAGTCTATCTATTGGTGACTTTAGATAATCATGGAGTACCAGAACCACCGGTATCCAGAGGAGACGCCACATTAATTTCTCAGTATAAAATAAAAATGCCAGGTTACGGCAAGCGAATGGAACGATATGCCCCCGAACCCACCAGCGAAACTCCAGAATTGGAACAGCGGTTTGTGATGCCAAAGGTCACCCTTGTCCAATTGACCATCCTCGCGATGATTGCCTACTATGCGTACAGTGTGCGTAAGATGAACAGAGCTGTTGTGCCTGTTGCGGCCTTCGCTATTGGTCTCCTTCACATGTATGATCACATGTACCGCGTCAAGCGTGGTGACGAACGCCTCTTCTTCTTCCCAGAAGCCAAGAAGGAGGGTTACTGCGGTGCGTGCCGAAATTAAATTAGATACACATTGTAAGTATGCGCGTCAAAATTATTCGTAGCCCAAACACTACAAAGAAGTTCAGGGCAATCCTTGAAGACGGCAGGACTGTTGACTTTGGTGCCAGTGGATATTCTGACTACACCAAACACAAGAATCCTTCGCGAATGCGTTCATATGTCCTTAGACATGGTGGACAAATCCCCAAGCGTATAGTGGCTGAACGTCAGCCAGCAATGATACACAGAATGATGCTAAATGTAGATAAGAGTGACAAGGAGGATTGGAAATTGAGTGGTATTGGTGGGGCTGGTTTCTGGTCACGATGGTATCTATGGAGCCAACCAAACTTTGGGGATGTCAATAGATTTATGTTAAAAAGATTTGGAATTAAAATCATCAAAAGTCACTAACGTTCCATTCTCAATGAGAGGCGCATATTCATCATCCATGGGCAAACTTGCCTCGTAATACACACGTTTCATATACATGTCCATGTCGTCAAAATAGTTGAGAAGTTTGACGAGATCTTCATCACACGCGGTATCCACCACTGTATCAAACTTTGCTTCCGAAAACTGTCCATGGGTTATGAGATTATCCCTGATGAACTCCTCAACGGGGCAATCGGGATCGGTCGCAATCTCATCAGCTTTGTATGAACAACTCATGAGAACGCGAAGACCACCACCGATCTTCTTGAGGAACTGCTTCTTTTCGGGGGTGAGGGGCATTTTTGAACTTGAAAATGTAATTACATCACGTGACTTAGGTGTTAATTCTTTGCGAGACCTCTCTTTATCAGGTTAGCCTTGAGGTCAGCCAAAAGGGCGGCACGTGGATTTTGTGGAACCCCTGGTGGTGGAGGTGGTGGGGGTGGAGGCACAGCCATACGTCTTGGCGACACGCGTACTGGCTGTTGTACAACCCGTGACGGCTCAGCCTCCCTGAGAACCATTTTACAAACCTTGATGAACTTCTTGGCACTCTTGGCTTGATTCTCGAGGGATGGTTGTGCCTTGACCCTCTTTGGCAATTTTGCCGCGAGTTCCTTCTTTGTGAGTTTGACACGCTTCCCCTTGACATCTTTGGTGACACGGAAGCCTAACATCTTGACTTTTTCTTTGAGTTTATCGTACTCCATTACTATAGGTGAGGAAATTATTGATATCTGACACCAGCTCGTGTCGCCGCATCATCAATTTCATCAACCATTTCCCAAGCCCAACGACATTCCTGGGCATCTTGGTGTTCACATATGGAATGTGCCAAGTCGAGGGCTTCACCCAAGATCATTTTGAGACGCACCTGTCTCACTGTAACCTCAGGGGCTTCCCTCAATGATGGTGCCTCATACAATTGTTGGAGGGCGATACGAGTGATTTCGGACTTTTTACGTTCATAATCACCAGTATGTGCCGCGATAATGCGCACACTTCGGCGTAGTGGTTTAGGTTCGGGTGACCAGTACCCAAACCGCTTGAGGGTCTTCACCATTAAACATCTGTCTGAAGATATTTTTAAGTCGGATTATCTTAAAGATGTGTGTCGTTTTAGTAGTATGGAAACAAAGGCACTGATAACCCAAGTTCTGATGCCAAGGATTAGGCAACTTGAAGAAGAGGTGGCCACCCTCAGAAGACACACATGGCCTTATGTACAAGCACAGAAGGAGGTACACCAACTTGATGATATGGAGGCAAAGAGGGACTTTTTCAAAAATCTGGACGATGCTACGGTGATGGAACTCTTGAGACTCAAGGCAAAACTCTCAAGTAATCCAGGACTTCAGGGAAGGGAGTTTGATGTGATCACATCTTTGCGTAATAATTTTTGTTAGTGTATATTAAATGTTATTCTTGATATACCCACTTTTAGGTTATTTGGGATATAAGAAAGCAACTGAAGATGAGCCTCTTTCTATGACTATGTTGTCAAGTTTACTCTCGTGGCTCTGTTGTTCTTTCATGATAGCATATGGAGCTTCAAAAAGTCCAATCAAAACACCACCTGTTTTGGGTATTATGCTTATCTGCTGCTGCTGCAGTAGTTCAGCCACAAGTAGTCTTGTGAATGATACAACGAAACGTATCAAGAAAATGTCAGCTTAGAAAAAGTCGTCCGTTCTGTACATATTCACCGAGTATGAACCAGTCTTACCAGTTACTGAGACTGCTTCATTCCCATAGAGTTCTTGACACCCAATGTCTTCCATACAGTCACGCGCATTGTGGGAGACTGGGAGTGGATAGAGGTTTTCACCACCAGTTGTCGTATAGTAGTGGTAGCGGTCGCGGCGTCCTCTAACTTCCTTTCCGTAGAGGGGGAGGGTCTCACCATCGCCCACGAGTATACCCATTTGTTGCATGTGTCCAGGCTTGTACTGCTTAATTGGGGCTTCTCTGAACTCTGGTTCACGTCGTCTCTCACGTCGCTCAATTGGCCGTGGTGGCACGGGCATCACTGGAACCTCTACTGGAACTTCAACCACCTTGGGGTTGAACCACATATAACTCAAAACGAGGGCAAGTACAACGACCGCCGACATTAAGATTTGGTTCTTGGCCTTGTTCTTAATCTTCATTTATAGTAGTTAAGGATTATTATTCAGATAAAGAGATGAAGATCTTGGCCATAGATATTGGGTACCATAATATGGGTCTCGTCCTTGCTGAGTGCGGTAAGGGACCCAAAGTGAATGTAGAGTTCTTTAAAAAGGTAAGTCTTGAGGACTACAAATACATATATTCAAATGATATCGTTGACCTCATTCCTTTATTTGTAGATGATCACAAGTCTATATTTGAAGCGGCAGATACCATACTTATAGAGAGACAACCACCTGGAGGATTCACAAATATTGAGGTACTTCTACATTACATGTTCAAAGATAAAGTTGTGTTGGTTTCACCTGTGAGCATGCATACACATTTTGGTATGAGACACTTAAACTACGAGGAGCGTAAGGAGAGGACTGTGTCCATTATGGAGAATTACATCCACGAAGAGATACCCTACGAGAGGAAACATGATATTGCTGACGCATTGTGTATGATTGTCTATCACAATTTTAGGATTTCTGTCCACTTTTTTGACCAGTTTCGGCTCTAATAATTTCAAGAGCATTTGCCACGGATTCGAAGGCATCAAATAGTGTCGCTGTACTCCGGTTCTTACAACATTTTCTAATATTTTCAATGTTGTATTCAAAAGACTTCTTCTCCTTTTCACGTCTCAATTCAGCAGACTTGATGAACTCTTGAAGTCTCTGTATTTCAGAATCAATTTTGGTTGTGACAACATCAACGGCTTCATCCATTTTGTTAATTTCCTCCTCGTACCAGTCTAATGTACGCTTGAGGAGATCCCGCTTTACTTGGGACTTTGTTTTTTCTAATTGTTTTTCAATTCTATCAATTTTGTCATCAATGATTTGGATATTATTGAGGTACTTTTCATGATGAAACTCCTTCGCCCGCTCCAACGCCACAATTTGGTCCTTGACTTGCATCTTGTTCTACGAGATCTTCGCCCCAAAACTTTATACCAAGCAGTTCATCTTATTAATAAATATAGTGAACTTTATCCCCAACTCTTTGAAGACTCTCTTTTTCATTCAGCTGAACAACGAAATCTCCCTTCAAAGTTTTGAGATTTGTGTAAAACTTCTTAATATGCTTCCTAGGCAAGGGATTAATGTACATGTCATCAGTTATGTTTTTGAATATATCGAGCCAGAAGGAGAACTTAGACGCTTGCTCGTCCATGTCGATAACGGTGATGTGGTGTTTAATCACGTATCCGTTACCGATAATGGAGTGTCCACTGGGATCAATGTAGTTAAGCATGTTTATAATTATTGTAAGTATTGTTATCACTTAGGTTACCAAGCATGCGTTCGTGATAGTCTATGATCAATTTTAAAGTTTTTGATCTTAGACAACCCGTGATTTCATCTAATATTTCAGTCTCCTTATAGAAATTGTACTCCTTACGGAGACGTGTGAGTTCCTCCTCGCGCCAGTTGGGCATTTTACTTGGGGGTTTTACCAGACATTACCAATCTTAGGTCATCAATGAACGTATCGAAGCGACCGAGACGATACTGGACAAGTGCCCATAAGAAGAAGAAGACAGTCTTTGTGAGATTATTTATATCGTTATCTTCCATCTTATATATGGGGGAGACAACTCGGTGCATAAAAGTTTCCTCTTTTTGCTGACCAGTCACGTACATCTCAGCCTGCGTTAAAGCACAAGTATCATCGTTGACTGACCAATGATAGAATAAAAATGGGATGAGTATGGAGTAGAACTCCAAGTTTCTACGGTCATTCATGAAGGGAACGACGAGAATACCAATCAGGAAAATAAGATGAATCCAGAATATTATGTTCATCTATAATAATATGAGCGAAGAAATTTTTGATGATCAAATTATCAAACAAAAGGAGCTTGAACATAGACGTGATAGCTGGAACGAACAACACGAAAATATACTGAGACAGTGGGGTGAGTCCGCTGGGTGTTATAGGTATATGCACCATAGGGCATTCATAATGTATAAGAAATTGAGTATGCGTTTTACTTTACCTGTTATTGTGCTCTCCACCCTCACCGGTACTGCGAACTTTGCTCAGGAACAATTCCCCGTATCAATTCGCAGTATGGTACCATCTGTGATTGGTGGTCTGAACCTAATTGCGGGTCTCGTTGCGACGATTATGCAATTCCTAAAGATCAATGAGTTGATGGAAAACCACAAGGCCGCGGCACTCTCCTACGGACTCCTCTCAAGAAATGTCCGTCTCACCCTGTCCCTTGCGCGTGAAGAGCGTAATCAAGATGGTTTGGACTTTGTGAATAACTGTAAGACTGAATACGATCGTCTCATTGAGCAGTCACCCTCAGTTCCATCAACTATCCTCCTTGATTTTGAAAAAGAATACCCCCTCGATAGCGTCTTTACAAAACCAGAAATCCTCGATGTACGGGCAATCCCCAAGTTGAAGTTGTCCGGATTCACTAATTTGAAACCAAGAGGCCCACTACTTGCTACACTTGGGGGTCTCGTAAAATCAAGTCAAGAATATGATGAAAAGACAAAGATCCTCGAGGAGATGGATGAAGAAGAGGAACTCACATCAGTGGTCTCTGAAGAACCGATAGACGGCGAGCAAGGTACACAAGAAGAACAAGCATAATCATATTTGTTAAACCCGCACACACAGCATATGGTAAAATTTTCTTTCTTAAAGGTTTTACGATACGTTCTTGTAGTGCGTCGTTCTCAAGCACTAAATCTATAGCTTGATTAGTAAGATCATCAATGGATTCTTTCATTAAAATAGTCGAACAAAAAAAGGAGGAGCCCATTGACACACTTCACACGAAGCAGATTGAACTATTGAAAAAGTATATTCGTGAGCGAAAGAATGTCTTTGTGTGTGGATCTTCGGGGGTTGGGAAGAGTTACATCCTCAACGCAGTTCTCAATGAATCAAATAGCCTCGAGATCCTCCAAGAACATCTCAAGAGTAAATCTCCCTTCCTGACATTCATAAAGGGGGTGGGCAAGCATGCGTTTATAGAGGATTACAATCCAGAATTCAAAAGTCTCATAGAACGTGTCTCCGATGGGGAGAGACTTACCCGTGGTTCTCTCATTGTGACATCGGTGACCATGTGTATGTTTCCAAACTTTGAGACCATATTTATACCAAGGCATAAACCAGATAAAATCCTGACCCTCACCGATGATCGTTCTCCAAAGGCGGAAGATGCGGCTGTGATGTGTAATGGGAATATTAGGGACTTCTTTTCATACCTAGACGATTATGAACAAAAAGATGTGTTCAAAACACCCAAGGAGTTTATAGCAGATGTTCTCACAGATCCAAACTTTACAAAGATTCCAGACAAGATTCATGAACACGGTCACGTATGGGACATATTTCAAGAAAATTACTTAGATTCAATTGGAGTTGACTATACAAAGGCTTCACACGCATTTTCAGATGCTGATATTTATGATGTTGAGATGTATTCATCCGGGGAATGGAATCTTATGCCATACTTTATACTGAATGCTCTCTCAATCCCAAAGACTTGCCTTGGTAAACCTCTCGTAAAAGATAAAATTAGACCTGGGAGTTCTTGGACAAAGTATGGTAATTACAAGATGCGGAGTCAAAAGTTTAGGGATATTCAGAGACGATGTGGCGCGCAATTAGATATAAATGCCCTCGGTCTGTTGAAGCGGTACGCAGAAGTTGGAGATATAGAACCAATGTTGGAGTATGGTTTAACTCCACAGGATTTTGATGTCATGAATCACCTCGCTGTCGGAAATAAGTTAAAACAGAGAGACGTGACGAGAGTAAAGAAAGCTCTCAAGAATGCTATCGAACAAAGGACTTGAAAACTTCTTGAATGGGGCAACCAAGATGATCGAAGAGGAGGAGCCCGAGGTCACAAAGACCATCGGCAATGAGATCCACTTCTACGGGGAGATTACACCGGAGAATACCCTCGAGTTTGTGGAGAGCTTCCGAAAGTTGGAAATATACCTCCTCAAGCAAAAGGCAGATCTTATTGGATATGAACCTGAAATTCGCGTCAACATTATGAGTGATGGCGGGGATATATTCTCGGGGTTTGCTCTCAAGAATGTCCTTGAGAAGTCGAGGGTCAAGGTTATCACCATTGCTCAAGGCGCCTGCTGCTCTGCGGCTACTTTTATGTTTTTGGGTGGATCAGAACGTCGCATGGGTGAAAATGCGTACCTTCTCATTCATCAATTGACCACAGAGTTTTGGGGGAAGTATCAAGATCTCAAGAATGAGATGAAGAGTTGTGACACCTTCATGACTTCTCTCAAGAAGATGTATATGTCAAAGACTGAGATCCCAGAGAAGAAGTTTAAGAAATTGATGAAGAAAGACCTCTTTTTGTCGGCATCAAAGTGTCTAAAGTATAAGATTGCTCACGCGATTGACTAATCTTTACAGCTCTATTATACATACCTAAAATACATAGAATTATTATAATAATACACACAGTGTTTGCATTCATAGGAATACTCGTGCGCTCCGGAGGCCTAAGTCGCTCCATTCTACCATAATTTACAACTGGTATCATATTTAAAGTTGAGAAATTATTTACACGTATAATGGAGCGCCTTATTAGAAATGACAAGAATGGTCGCCAAAGATTTACCGATATTCACGTAGAGGATCTC